GCAAAGTGCCGGTGGTGGATACGCATGATTGAAGTGTATCGGACGATACAAAAACAGCAGAAAGCGGCTTGCTTATGAAACCACTGTATAACTTGAAATCAATTCGGAAATTACCGGAAGCGCTGCCGCTCGGCAGCGTAACTCTTTGAAATATATGGAGGCTGGAGTCGGAATCGAACCGGCGTACACGGAGTTGCAGTCCGATAACTTTACCTTAAGCATCAGCCACTTACCCCGCATTATCCGAAATAACTTCAGCTTTTCATGCCTGATTTTTCAGTCATTTGCACGTGGTTAGAGCACTGTATTTTCGGAAGCTTCAAGCGCAAACGATACGCATAGATGATACGTATCGCAGCAGCCCTCACACCCCCTTCGCCTCATTTACTTTCCCCACATACCGATCCCGCACAATCGCATTGATCCGGCTCTGCCGCTCGATGATCGTCCCCAGCACAGCATCCATATCCTCAAAGCTCCCGCGCAGCACGGCCTGCCCTGAGTCCATCGCTTGCACCACAGCTGTTGCTCGTGCCAGATACTGCAGCCGTGTATGCTCAGGTATTGGTGTGCCGCCCAAATACTCAACCGACATCCGGGTCAGCATGGCGTAGATCATTTCCAGCATCTTCGACTGATCGGCCAGCAGGTCGTAAATATCCCCGACTTCTTCGTCAATCTGTTTGCGCAGTCCCTGCTTCAACGCCGCCGCCATCTGGCTGCTTTTGATCAGATCGGACACATCAGCATCCGGCTCTTCGCGCAGGTCGATTTCAGCGTGCTGGTCGGCAGCCGCTGCGCCAATGTACCAGTGCCGCCCGTCACGCTCACCGATATAGTTCAGACTGCTATCGTCAGCCGCCTTGGGTCGAAGGCTTGTGCCGTTCGGCCCTGTAGTATCAACATGCAATGCTGAGTAGATCATGGTTGCTGCTCTCCCGCTGAATGCGCTCAATAAAGTATCGGTGCGAGGCTGTGTGCTTCGCGTTTGCCAATATGCTGCGAACGCTGTCGACCTTTTCGGCACGCAGCGCCTTTGAGAAATTGCTCATTGATCGGCGCCGAACAAACCGTGTTGATCGCCAGGTGCGAAACCCCACGAAATTGATGCCCTGCTTCACCTTGGCAATGCGCCACTTTGACAGCTTCAGCTGAAGGTTATCCATCAGCCACTGCTCAAGGTGCGCCTTCAGCTCCCGCGCTTCTGCAAGCGTCAACCCAACCAGTACGAAGTCATCAACATAACGCAGGTATCGCTTAATCCTGAGGTGTCGCTTGATGTGGTGATCCATTCGATCCAGATAAATCAGGCCAAACAGTTGACTTAGTAGGTTACCAATGAAGAGCCCAGTATTGCCCTCGCCGGAAAACTGCATCATCAAATCAACCACGCGAGTGTCGCGCACCTTTCTGGCCACGCGCTCCCGCAGCAGGTCGTGATTGATTGAATAGTAGAACTTGCGAATGTCCAGCTGCAGGTAATACTCCTCCCCGTCACACTGCCGCATAAACCGTTGCAGTTGGTTCGCTGCCCTGTGTGTGCCTTTACCTATCCGGCAGCCGTAGTTGTCATGGATAAAGCCACGGTCAAACACCGGATACACAGCACGATAGATACTGTGCTGCACCACCGAGTCATAGAATGCCGGAGCGTCGATCACCCGAGGTTTTGGTTCTGTCACCATAAACTGTCGCGTGGGCCTTGGCTGGTAGCTCCCATCAAGCAACGCCTGCCGGGTGGCAATCAGATTCGCGCCAAGGTTGCGCTCATAACGCTCCACCGGGCCACGGTTGCGCTTGCCTTTACGTGCATCAAGAAACGCCTGATACAGCGCTTCTTCTGATGCAATAAGCTCAAGAGTGGGCATGCTATGTGATTCAGAGCAGAGGCCCGCAGAGTTCGCTTTCGCAGGATGAGTCATCCCTATCTCTCCAGTGTTCCTGTTACGGATGTCAGGTTAAAGAAATAGTCCGAGGCACGGGGCGCCGCGTTGTTGTTGTCGTTCGACCGGTTGTTGTTGAAGTTCCGGTAGAAAACGCCAGCGTTCGCCGCATTCGTCCAATTGCCGCCAGCAATCGGGAACATATTAATGGCTCACCCTTTTTGGCTGGCAATCCAGCCACCTATCATGGCGCCCACTTCGTTGATCTTGGCGGAGATCGCAGTGTAACGCCGGACAGCCTCTTTCTGAGGCTCACACTTCTCACTGCGCCGGTACTCGAAATACCCCAGCTCGAATGCCAGGTTGAAATACATGCGCAGTTTCTCGTGCTCGATATCGAGGTTGGTCAGCGTTGTCTTCTTGTGATAGCGCTTCTCGCCCTCAACGATGTAACCGTAGATATCGTACAGGCAGCACCTGATCTGCTGTGACAGCCCGTACTTCTCATGCTTAGGGAAATGGTTCAGGTAGATGTTCGCCAGCTTGATCATTTCCCGACTTTTATGGATCAGATTGCTATGTGGATTCATGTCAGTTAAAGCCCGCGCTACCGCGCGGGCAAACACCCTTACTGGAGATAGGCCGAGGCACGGGGCGCCGCGCTGCCGTAGCCGTTCGACCGGTAGTAGCCGAAGTGCCGGAAGAAAACGCCAGCGTTCGCCGCAGACGCCCAAAGGCCGCCAGCAAGAGGGATCATGTTGTGCCGGTTATAGCGGTATAGTCCGTCATTGCCGAACTGGTTCGTTCCGGTAGCGCTGGTTGCGTTGTTGTCCTTAGGGATGAACCCGGCGGTACTCCACGCGACACCACTGCCCGCCCCGTCGATCATCTGATTACTGCCATTGCCCCAATATACCCATCCAGTCGGGCTGCCTAGTGTGTGCGGACTGGTTACGCTGTCATACAGCGTGTTCAGGTGCGCTGTATTGCCCCAGGCATCCGTACTGCCATCCCACCCGGCGGTCAGTGAGGCCAGTGCAACGGACTCTTTCAGCACATAGATCGTGTCGTTGCTAATCGCAGCCGTGCTGGTGGCCGATGTGCCCGGGGCTGTAATACCCAAGGCGCAGTCGTACATCGAGCCGTTCAGATCAGCAATACCGCAGTTCTGGCCGTTATGGGTTGTCTTGGCGAATGGCACACCACTGCCAGCCAGCGGCTTGTTGGCGTTGCCAGAATCGCCTGCAGTCGTAAACGACACGCCCGCATCGTTGGTATCACCAAGCGCATTATTATTGCAGCCTTTCGGGAAGTTGGTTGCGCCGCTTGCGTCATACCACGCACAGGCCGTAGTGCCGGTTGCCATCTGACCATGAGCCAGTGACAGGATCGCCAGAGCGCCGAGCATGAATGCTGAGCACTGGTTGTATTGGCTACCCCGTGCGCGTCCCAGCACCACAGCATCAGTCAGAATGCCGGTGCAGCCCGTCATGGTGGTCGATGGGTTATAGCTGGTATTTGTGGTCAGCCCGATAGGTGATTGGTTCTTCACCGACACCGCTGCGTTACCAGACTTACTGTTCAGGTACTTGTCGAAAAAGAACCCGGTCTTCTCTGCACCGCCGTCAATAAACGCACGGTGGAGCACATAGCCTGCGGCATTCGCTGACGCGGTGTCACTGAACTGGTCGATGCCCGCAATCTCGATACTGTTTGCGCCGTAAGTAGCGTATTGCGGCGCGGCTACGTTACCAACGCGGTAGTAGAACTTCGGCACGAACACCATAATCGAGCCGTTGGTGTGTTGGTAGTTGCCGTAGTTGTCGTGGGTTTCGTCATCCGTGCCGGTCATCACCGACAGCCCAGCAGTAGCAAGGTCGGATTCCGGGTAGATACCCACGCCAAAACCCTGCGTGCCGGGTGTACCGATGACCCCATCCGTGATAACAAATTCCAGCACCACAATCGAAAACTGACGCCCATTGATTGTGAGTACGTCAGTACCGAAAGCACCATCGGCAACATAGGTGATCACGTCATCTGTGATCGAGACAGAACCAAGCACAGCAGTGGCCGTGTACGTGGTTTCGCTATCGTAGTTGGTGATTTGGCCGGTGATCTCGCCGCCTTGGTAAACTTCGGTGGCGGACCAGTTGACTTGCACGGAGGCTTCGCCGCCGGGCAGCGTATCCCCTGCCGGCAGCTGCTTGATCTCACCCCCAATCAGAACCAGTGGTCTGCGTAGGGTCATGGTTACAGCTCCACATAGCCATCGTCATTGGTCACCAGCTCAGTGGCCGACTTGGCATAGCCAAGGTATTGGCTGATGCTGCCGACATTTCCAGCGTCGGTTTCAACAAGAGGAGTGGCAATCACCCCACCAGCAGTGCCCAGATAGTAGCGAACGCCTGGGGTCAGGCCGCTCAGGTTTGAATTGATGCCATCCAGCGGGTACACCGTAGCGGCACCAGCAAGCGATACAGATGCGTTCACGTAGCCATCGGCCTGCCGTCCATTTGAGTTGTCCGCCAACCGCACAGAAAATGTGCCTCCATCATCATGGAAATTGACAAAGTCACCAGCAGACAAAGCCTCAGACGCCGTGCCCTGTACGGTGTCGGCCCCAATGCCGACCGGCATAAAAGACTGATTGAGTCGACCAGAGCCATCAAGCGCTGGGATCTTCCCGGCGTCAGCAGCACCAACTGATGAAGTGATTGCAAAAATCTGCTTTGTTTTGCCCGCAACGCGAGCCAGAAAACCCTGTGCCATGGTATTACCTCATAGAGCTATTGGTGGTTGTGTATCAATGATGATTTCGGTTGCAGATGTAGCCGACCCAATCTCAAGGTCAGAGCCTGATGCCGGCGGCACCTGTGTTAGCGATCCGTTTGCACCCAGCCATACCCTGCCGATCGACCAGTTCCAACCAGTATCTACCAGCCGTCCAAGCCGCTGCACTAGCACCGACCCGCCCTCAACCCCGGCGGATACCGACACGCCAAGCAGTAAATCAATATGCTCCGAGTCGTGGGCGTCCAATGGGTACACCTTTCCGTCCAGCTCATACACTGCACGCAGCGCACTGATTGCTGATCCTGCGGTTGCGACCACTGTTGAATCACCCGGAGGCCCCGGTGGTCCAGGCAGCCCGATCGCCACCTCTATCTGCGGTGCCGGGTATGTCTGAACCTGCACCTCGGTCGTGGTGGTGCTGATCTCCACTCCTGCCGGTCGCGTCTGTGACACCGCAATCTCAGACTGCGGCACCAGCGCAACCTCGATCCATGCGGTTGTCATCGGGTCACGTCCTCAATCACGGGCTGGATGAACGTCTCAGAGCTGGTGATTGTCCCGCCATCTGTGATCTCAATATCGATCAGGTGGAAGTCGGGGCGCTCATATGTGCCGGCTTGCCAACCGCTGGTGTTTGGATCGACCGGCGTGAGTGTAAATTGCCCGGGGTTTGCGCCCTGATCCACTGCGGCTGTTGCATTCAGCTCTGCCACCAGATCACCCCGGCGTGTGCGGATCTGGGCCCGCATCGTTTTGCCCGTCAGGCTCACAGGCGTGCCATCAATCTTATAGGTACAGGTGAGCAGATACGTGTCGCCGCGTTTGAACGGCGGCAGCTTGGGAGGTGCTGACATCTTGATTTCCTGTTGTGAGGTGTAACGGAGGTGTTGAGGCCTATACAACGATCCCGAGACTGATATCGCCATCAAACTGAATGGGCAGCCAGCCGCCGTCCGGGTTAATCCTGCGGCTGACGGTTATTTCAAAATCCTCAGCGCCGTACACGAAATAGATGCGAATCCGGGCATGCAGTATCGTGCGTGGCTCGCCTTCAAGGTAAGTGGTACGGATACCGCCCGCGTGGACACTACCTTGAATTTGTTTGTAATCGCCGAACTCCCCCACTGGTACGGATTCGGCCAGCTCATAAAGCACTTCTTTTTCACCGTCTATGTACAGCACGAGCCTGTAAACTGCCTGGGCTGTTGTGTACGGATAGGTAAAGCGTACTGATTCGTACAGATACACGGCCGTGCGAGTCCTGACGTCAGATAGCAGAACCTCAACGCCGTCACGTACTTTGAGCAAGCCGGGGAATGAAGCACCAATTGACTTAGTCAGTTTCTCCACGGTTTGACCTGCAACCGAAAAAGCGTAGTTTATGTCAAAGGCTTGCGAAACAACCTTGCCGTCTTCATCTACAAATTGTCCGGTAATGGTGCTGTTCATTTCGGTTACGTCGAGCGTCTCGCCGCCATCAAACACCATCAGCGGTTGGTATTCTCGCAACTCGGTGGCGGCGAATCCGCCGTCAACATCGAACCGCGTGAGGATGACGGAGCTGTAGGAGGCGCGGCAAAATACGAACGCGCGACCATCAGCGGTTGGTGCGACGAACGGGACCATCAGGTCTGACCCATCACGGGTCAGTGAAACAACGATACTATCCAGCTCTGTGAGCGCACCACCCGATAGGACCCCCTGTAAAACCACCAGCCGACATTGTCGAGCCGACACGTTAAACTCCCGCGCCGCGATCAAGATAAAGGCATCGTCATCCAGCATGGCCCCGCCGATCACGCTGTTTCCAGAGCCCGCATAGACTGTGGACGTTGCCCCACCCAGCCTCTGTATGTACAGATAGCTGTTGATGTCGGTGTGAGGGGATGTGTCATACCTACGCGCCCCACCCCATTCCCAGCGCACCAACCATCCAGGACGCTGCCACTCTGCTACTCCTCGATAGGACGAAATGCCGCCGGGGCGCTCTCGCCAAAAGCCGTCCCGGTATGTGATCAGGTGCGGTGAGGCTGTCGATGAGTCCACGAAAAAGCCGTTGACCACTCGCGGATCATGCTCAAACCCGATGACCACCGGGTCGGTCTGATCACTGCCATCAAACCGCACTACCGCATCATCACCGATATCAAAGGCCATTGCCCCGTACCGCATATACTCCACCGGTACGGAGGATAGGTCGGGCTCGATAACGGTGTTCACTCGTCCAAATTTGCTACGGTCGGGCTTCAACGTAACATCCAGCGTACCGTCATCGTTCAGCGCCTTGACCACCCCGATCTTATGCCGAGGCTTGATGCGCTGCAGGATTGGCATGATGGCGCGGTTGAAGAAGCTGCTCGCCGGGCCGATGGCGTTCTCGGACTTCACGGCTGCGCTGTATCCTGATGGCTGCCCGCCGGGCATCACAATGGGCAGCTTGTTCGCGTCAATGTCGGGCCAGATCAGACCGGCCTTATCATTCGGCTGCAGGTTTACCGTATAGTCTGCACACCATACGTCCTCGATGCGCTCCTCTCGGGCTGACTCCAGTGCCGACAGCCGCTGTTCGGCTGACAGTTTTGCAAGCTCAAAGTACCGCAGCGCCTGGTTGATTCGGCCTACAGTCATTTGTGCTTTTGTCAGCGCCAGCGATCGCTCCTTGATTGCAGCAATAGTGTCATCAGTCGGTGCTTGCTGGTGGTTATCGATAGCGGTGTTCAGCGCCTGCTTGGCATCGATCACGGCTGCTTCAGCATCGCTCAGCAGCTGGGCCTGCTCATCAATCCGATCCTGCGCCGCTTCGATGTAGGCCTTCTCCGATGCGATCTGACCATCCAGCCGATCGGTGTCGTACTCGATGCGTGCAGAGTACAGGCCTTTGCCCTTGTTGCTCAGGATGACCGCCTTTGTCATTGCACGGTTACCTCAAACTGTTTGCCCAGGCTGCTGATGGTCAGCACGGTGCTCTGCACTAGCCCTGTTGGCATCTCGTTGGAGTAGATGGTATCGCCCACAGATACGCGCGGATTGTGTTGGCAGCGTATGCGCTTGGTATCGCCGCTGTCGCTGATGTAGCTGGCGCCCTGCAGCTCCAGCGTTTTCGGGCTTTCACTTGCCAGGGTAAAACTGCCTGTGATCACGACCGAACGGCTGCGTGCGCCCTGCTCCTGAGTCACACGGATGGCATCTGTCTGCGCGAACGGAGTAGCCTGTTCTCTGCCCTCCTTCTCCAGCACGTAATCGATGCGCAGCTTGCCATCAGCGGCCCGCTGGATGATGTCACCCACGCGGGCATAGTTCGGCATGCTCACCTGGAGGTACCCGGTGCCGCCTGCGTTCTGGCGTACCACGGCTGACGCAATCGGGATCTCGGTTGTGCCGTGCAGATCAGAGTCGATGTAGCAGCGGTACAGCTCACGCGGCCGGGCCGTTGAGATCAGGTCGATACCGGCAAGGCCGGTGGCGATCATGGTTGCGCTGGCTGTTGCTTCGATCTGACCAACGGCCGGCACTGTGCCGGTAAAGTCGGCGGCGCAGCTGGCGGTTGCGGTCAGTGTGCCCGTCACTACCGGGGGTGAAACAAAGTCGCCCACAGCATCATCAAGGCGACTATACAGCCCGTCTGTGGATGACAACGTAATTGACCACTGATCAAGCGTACCAACGTCGCCATCCCAGTTATCTATAGCCTGCAGCCGCCATGTGCCAGCTGCCCCAATGCCGATCAGCTCGGTTGGCGTAAACTCAAAAACAAACGTGCCGCTCGCACTGCCGCCATCTTGGTCTCGCAGTACGTAGCGATACCCGGCAGGCGACACCAGTACGAGGGTGATGTCGCCGATGTACGTGTGCGTAACCGTTGCCGACACCTCAAACCCGGTGACGTAATCGGCAGTGGTGACCGCTATATCAGAGTATGCGCCAGCTGAGTCATTATCCGGAATAGCGACCGGTGTGGTGTTTTCAAAGTAGGCCATGCCGCAGCCCCTTAGGCGTTGCCTTCAGCAATTGCACCAGAGGTGATGATGATCGGCGCACCTGCTACCACACTGGTGGTGTTCATCTTCAGGGCGGCAGTGGAGCCGGTTACACCCACATCAAGATCAGCCACAAAGGTGCCGCTGCTGGTCTTGATGCGCGCCCATGTCGCTTCACCGCTGGCGTCAGCTGCATCGTCTTGGGTGAAGGCATCAAAGGTCAGTACGCCGTTGCTCACGCTACCGCAAGGGTAGCTGAACGCAACCGTGCCCAGCAGGGTCTGCGTGGTGATCGCACCACCCGTCCCGGGGCGGGTACCGGTGTAGACCTCCAGCACTGCCGCAGCGCCACCTGCATCGATGGCATCGAGGATCACAGTAGCGCGGTTGTTACGGGTGGCGACAGGAAACGAAATCATAGTGTGCCCTCAAGCGGTAGCAGTCGGATGGTGATGGTTTCAGCGGTGAATGATGCGCTCATGCCACCGCACACAAAGAAGCCCTCATTGGCGCTCAGGCAAACGCGGTTGTGGTACTGCTGCAGGTGTTTGACCAGCCGCTCGGACTCACGCAACCTTCTGGCCTTGATGGTCAGCACAGCATCTGCCACGGTGAACCCGGCATCGTCCATAATGGCGCCACCGTCCAGTGTGGCAGTTCGGGTTGCGCGGCGCGGCAGGTTGTACTGAAAGCCATCGGTCATCAACTCAATCTCTCCATGACCTGCTGGATCAAACATCTGGGAGGATAGAAACACGCGCACATCAAGCTCCTGTAGTCAGGCCCAGCAGGAAGTCTTGACCTTCCTCCGTGGCTTTCAGGTAGGTGTGCCGCAGCACTTCATCAAAGATGAGCTCCAGCGCTGGGGTCAGGTTGGCGGCTTCGACACGGATCAGGGATTCACCGCTCGACACCGCTTCAGCTTTGGCTCGAAGCAGTTCTGTCTGAGCCTCGGTCTGCTTCACCTGAGCCTCAGTGATCTTTTTCTGCAGCTCCAGTGCTTCGTCGCGGCGTTCCTCTTCGTTTCGCACCAGTTCCATCATGTCACGGTAACCGGAAGAGCTTGTGCTGTCGAAGCCGGTCAGCAGACTGGCCATATTGGACAGGGTCTCGCCGGTGCTGGTGATGGTGTTGTTGATGCCTTCGATGATCGCTCTTGCGGTCTCGCCGCCCTGCTTCAGCTCTTCAAGCTCCAGGTTGAACTTGAACTCAATGATGCGCAGCCGCTCATCGCTGGCGATTTCTTCCATGACCTTCTTGTGGTCGTACAGCTGCTGCGTCTGTCGGAACAGTTCGTCCGATGCCTCCTTGCGTAATTCTCTCTCACGCTCAAGGGCCTTGTTCTCGTCCTCGATCGCCTTGGTGGCATCGCTGGTGGTTTCGAGCCAGCCTTCTTTGGCCGCGAGCCTGCGGGCGTCTGACAGTTCGGCTTTGGTCGTGGCGTCGAGCAATTCCCACTCAGCTTTGGTCAAGCTACCGTACTGGTCGATGATCGCCAGCGTGCTTTGCTTCAGCTCTTCTTGCGCCTTGCGCTGCTCCTCCAGAGCTTCGGCTCGCGCGTATTCGGCCAGTTTCAGTTCCGAGTTTGCGAGCACCTGCGCGCTCTTGGCCTTGGCTGCCTCTTCGTCTGCAGCAGCTGCATCTCGTGCTGCCTGTGCTGTGGCTTCCATGGCCGCCTTGACGGTGCCATGCGCTTCGGCCTGCTCAATGGTTACGCCGTACGTTTCTTCAAACACGTCCGCAAGGTGGGATACATCAGCGCCCAGCTCACGGGCCTTGATGATCATGTCGCCCCAATTGTCAGTGATCGCGGCGGCATCAACCCACCGCTCATCTTCCTTGCGGTACTCGTCCATCTTGGACGACAGCGAAGCGACCTCAGTGCCGAAATCAGCGATCACATAGACAGCTGCACCGAATACCGCCATCAAGCCGGTGACGGGGTTAGCAACGACAGCCGCAAGCTTGCCCAGGCTTGATACCGCCAGCCCCGCCTGTTTGGCGCCACCCAGAACAGCAAGGCCGCCACCGACTGTGGCGAGTACATTACCAAGCCCGCCCATAGCAGGAAGCAATGCATCAATACCCGTGGCAAAGCCGAGGATCTGGCCGGCGAAGTTCTGAATGCCCTCATCGCCTTTGTTAATCTGATCGATCAACTCGGCAATGGTGCGGATGAAGGGCCCCAAACCCTCAACGGCGCCAGCTGCCACATTGGTCAACGCGGCTGCGCCATCCACGAGGGCTTGCATAACAGTCGCCAGATCGTCAGCATTGGTCAGATCGAGATCGCCGAACAGGCTGCCGATTGACAGGCCCAGCTTGTCGAATGCTGACAGCAGTACGTCAAAGTCGATCTGCTCCAGTGCTTCCGGCAGCGCCTCAGCAATACCCCCCAATAGCTCAGTGATACGCTCTGTTGCGCCATCGACTCCGTCATACAGATCATTGAACGCATCACCCCGGAACTCAAAGCTGACGGTCTTGAACAGGTTGCTCAGCTCGGTAACGATTTCTCCGTATTTTTCCAGCAGCGGCTCACCGGCACCGATGAATGCCGCTTGAATGGAGTTGGCCAAGTTCTGGTTGATGGACTCAAACGACTTGCCCAGCTCTTCGTTGGCAGCAGCGGCAAGCCCAGCACGCTCGGCCTGTGCCTGCAATGCCGCCGCGAACGCACCTGAGTTGTCGTTTGCAAGCGCCAGCGCGGCCTGCAGTGCGTTGCTGCTGCCGAAAAGCTTTGACATCTCTTCGGCACTGCCGCCTGTTTTGGCCTGCAGCACTTCCATGACGGCCTGCAGTCCATCACCAGCCAGCGTGGTATCACCCAGCGCAACTTTCAGCTCATCGGACGGTTTGATCAGTTCGCTCAGCAGCGCACGCAGCTTGGTACTGGACTCTGCTGTGTTGCCGGTTGTGATAGTCAGCGCAGACAGGGTTGCAACCAGGTCATCAAACGGCACTTCAGCCGCAGACGCCACGCCGGTGATCTTGCCAAGATTCGTGGCCAATTCTGGCAGGTTGGTATTACCGGTCTGCACGGCAGCAAAAAGCGCATCCGAGTAATCGGCTGCCTGCTGCACCCCGTCACCATACGCGTTGAGCGAGCTTGTCAGCAGCGCCGTGGTATCAGCAAGATTGGCACGGCCGGCCGTAGCCAGAACCTCGGCATCCGCTACCAGCTTGACTGAGTCGGCGTAGTCGGTACCGGTGGAGATTGCCTTGTAAACAGACTGGTTGATCTCTTCGATGCTGGCAGTAGACACCACCGCATAATCGAGGATCTCATCACCCAGCCCTTTGACCTGATCCTGAGTGGCGTTGAACAGCGTGCCAATTTCTTTGATGCTGGTCTGAAACTCACCGGCCTGATTGACTGCAACGCCAGCCATGGCCAGACCAACACCCACCAGCGCCGTTTCGGCTGCAATGATGGTCTTGGTCCAGTCGGCCATCGGGCCGGTCACACCACCCACTTTGCCCTGCAGTTCGTCCAGGCTACGCCCTACGCTCTGCACAGTGGGGCCAACGTTGTCGACACCGGCAAAGATGATTTCGATCGTACGCTGCAGATCAACGGCCATTATTTTGATTCCCGAGTTGCGGCTTTGTGGTCGTAGTAGATAATCCAGAGCTCGCGCTCTGATGGGGTCAGGTAACCCTCTGGGAAAAGGTCGGGCCGCACCTCGAACAGGAAGCGGCCCCGCAGATCACAGAGAGTCAGGGCGTCTCTGACGTCTTGCCTTTGCCAGAGGGACGCCGCTTTACCACGGCTGCTGCACCCATGCCGGTCAGTCGGCTGATTTCAAGCCAGAGTTTTTTGAAGGCAACCGGGAAATGCTCGGCAATGGTCACCACGTCCTGCAGCTGCAGTTCCGGCGCAACCACGCCGATCCGAACCATCTCAAGCTGCTTCTTGAGTGTGGCCTCGATGTCGTCACCGCCAATAATGCCCAGCACCTCGGCGGCCACTTCGGCCTTGTCCTGGTCAGCACCTCCGGCCAGTCGCTTCAGTAGTTCCTGCGCAGCGTTTCCCACTGGGATGGCGTTCTCGGCGCGGTGCAGGTCGTTGCTGGAAAGCATGCGGATGGTGAACAGGGGTTTTGCGCCGCCAGGGAAGAAGTCGACCAGCTCCGGCAGGAGTACATCATCCTGCCGGGGCTCGAACTTCGCCTGACGAAAAGCGTTCAGGTCAAAGCTCATGGGGTTATGCTCCTACCGGTGAGGCTTTTTCGGAAGCGGACACTGTGCACGCCATGGTCATCGCGCCGGATGCCGGATAGCTGCGGTTCACACCCAAAATACCCTGGTAAACGAACTTCACGCCGGTGCGGTAGCGGTTGGGCAGGAACTCGAACCACAGGTTCTGGCCTTCCAACTTCGCCAGCGTGTCGGTGATACCGTCGTTCATGGCGTAGGTGAACGAACCCTGTGACAGGGAGCGGGACACGGAACCGATGGAGCGACCGTAGTAGGCTTCGGACGAAACCGAGAACGCCTCTTCCGGTACCACGTTGTCACGGGTCGGCTCAATGTCCTGCAGCAGCGGTGTGGCGTAGCTGGCATATACGCCTTTCGGCTCGTCACCGGTGTGGATGGTCGGCAGTGCGCCAGCGAATGCCACCGTGCCGGTGTAGCTGTCGACCTCGAACAACGGTGCGTCATAACGCTCCTGATGCAGGCCGACCACTTGGAAGATCTGACCAGCAGTCACCAGCGCGGATGCCTGAGCATTCAGGCGCACCTGACCGATCTCGATAGAGCCGACCGGAATGTACGGCGGGCCACCGGCAGTGCCGCGGGTCTCGCTGAAGCTGGTGCCTTCGGTACCGGCTACCACAGCGATAGCGCCAGTGTCGTCAATGGTCACAGAATTGATGATGTGGGTGCTGATGGTTGCGCGGGTCACGGCCACAGCGGTGTTGCCGCCCACTGCAGTCTCGGTGCCGCCCAGGTTGCACAGCACAGCCTCGACCGCCACGGTGTCTGCAGTAGACCCCGGAGTGATAGAGCCGCCGTTGATCACACCGTCAGGCTTTACGTCCGGCTCAAAGCCAGCGCGGCCAGACCATGGCGCGGCCAAGCCTTCAAAGGTGGTTGCGTCACCGGTGTCCAGCAGTGCATCCATCGGGTAGGACTGCTGGCCGGTTTCCATGCGCAGCAGCGCATTATCTGCGTTTGCCATGTTGTTACCTCATGTCGTTGATGTGCGCGGTTGCGCGGTTTTGGAAAATCGTGCGCACGAAGGCGCGGAGCAGGCCGGATGGACTGCTCTGAAATGGGTGTCGGGGGTTGAGTGTTACTGGCTGAACGGGTCGCCGTGTTTGGTGTGGTAGGTGATCTCGACCTGCAGCGACAGGCCCACAACGCGCAGACCGGCTTCCGGCGTCAGTGGGATCATGCTGCTTTCGGTCATGTTGTCGGCCAGACCTGCAAAGGTCGGGTCAGGCTCGCCGGTGGCCGGGTCGTTGAACAGCGCCAGCACCAGGTCGCCATACATTCCGGATACCGCCGCAGCCGGTGATGCGTAGCCGCTGGCATCCTGCCGGATAAACTCCACGGTCAGATCCATGGCGTGCGTCAGGCGGCCGTAGTCGTCGCGGCTGGTTTCCTGTGTCTGGTCCCACACGCAGACGAACTCGGATTCGTCTTCGTACTGTTCGCGACGCAGTACCGGCACGGTTGTCAGTGGTGCCAGCCGGGCCATGACGGCCTGCACAATCTGTTCGCGGATAATCACAGCAGCCCCCGGTCAATGAGTGAAACCTGTCGGTCGAGTTCTTTCATCATCGCTTCCATCGCCAGCTCGTTGGCCTTCTCAGCCAGCCCTGGTGTCTGCTGGTAGATGGTCGGAATGCCCGGGCCTTCCTTGCGTCGCCATGGGGTGCGAGCGCCATCTTTGTACTTGGGCGAGTCGATGTTGACCTCGAACACGCCGGAGTAACGGGCCTTAATCAGTGTGGCGATGAATGCGTGCTTGTACTTCTCGCGCTTGCCGTCACGCCAGATGCGGAAGCTAACACCCTCTTTGCCGACCGGCTTGGCACCGTAGTCCAGCAGGCTGAGTGGCCGGCCCTTTAGTGACAGCACGGCGTAGGCTTGGCCGTTGGTGCCAAGGCTTGCCAGTCGGAACTTGGTGTATTCGCGGATCTTTGCCTTCTTCAATGCGGCCTTGGCATAGATGCCATCGACTACATGTTTCTGGCCCTGACGTGCGCCGTGGTTAACGGCTCGCATCACGGCCTTTTCAGCGCCGTTGCGGTAGCCATAGAGCACGTCACGCACACGCTTCAGATCGCCTTCGTTAAGGGTGATCTGCTGGCTGCTCATAGATCCTCACTCACGACCACGCGCACGGTGTAGCCGTCATTCGCCACCTTCGATTCCACACGCCAGACGGTTGTCTCGGTATGGATCAGGTCTCGCTTTTTGAGGTCGCCGACATCATCAACAAGCATCTCTGCCTCTGTGCGCCTTTCAGCAGTGTCAGTGTCGCCCGCGGATACCAGCTGGATATCACGCATGATGTGTACCAGCACATTCTCAATGAGTTCTGTAACACCGTACTTCTCCAGATCGCAGGGCTCACCGCAGCGCACAAGGTTGCGCCGGGCTGCTCGTTTCATGGTTTTGTCGATGGACATAGTGGCTACCTCCGCACACTGAAACGGCCCCATCTGGAGCCGTTTGGATTTGCAGAGATTAGCCAGTCAGCTTCACGACTGCGCCCGGGCGGGTGCAGAGGAAGATCGGATTGGACTGGGACTGCAGCTTCATGCCGGTATCAAACTCCAGCGGCTGCATCTTGGAGTAGTACGGCAGGCCGTTGGTGTTGACGGTCTCCAGATAGTTGGCCGGTGCGAAGCGACCAATGAACAACTCGGAGACGCCTTCCGGAATGGCGTAGGCTTCATCGTCACCGATGAACTTGTTGCCACCGACCTGGCCGCGGTACTGCTCGAAGATCGCGCCACCGAACTCGAAGCCTCCGCGCGGATCGTTACGCAGCATTTCGCCGTTGTTCCAGCGCTCCCACGCCGGCGCAACCTTGTCGTGACCGATCAGGTTCTTGAAGTAGTTGCGACCACACAGCACGCGCACGCCGGTGAAGCTCACGCCGCCCAGCTTGTCCTCGATCAGATCGAGCAGACCCAGCACTTTCTCACGCACCTTGGTGGTGGCGGTACCCAGTACCAGGCTGTGAGTGGTCTGGTTGATGCCGAACTGAGTCAGCAGGTTGACCAGCACGGTGGAGCCGTCGGAGTCCAGCAGCTGGCCCTTGGCCGCGCCGATCATCAGGTGCTCCAGAGTGGCGTCGATCTGACGGCGGTGCTTGGCCAGATGGCGGTTTACCACAGTCTGCACGGATTCGACTTCAGTCTCTGAGCCAAATGCGCGCACGTTCTGGATCTCGTCCGCCATGACCGCGCCGGTCTGCGGCAGGTGCAGCGTGTTGAACGGGATCATGGTGCGCTTATCGCCCACGACCACCTGACCCGGTGCGCCACGGTCAGCAGCCGCCACCAGCCCCAGAGTGGCACCGTCTTTCTCGATGCTGATCTGGGTGGTGGTGATGCCTTCGTTCTGGAACATGCCCAGCTGGCCCATACGGCCAGGAACGTGCGGCTGTTCGGCGATGGATGCAGTCAGGCTCTGCAGGCTGAAGGCATCGTCGTTGAAAATATCCAAAGATGGCATAAGTGTATCCTCTTGAATTGGGTACAAAAAAACCGCCCTGTGGCGGCTTTATCGTTAAGCGGTTGGGTTATCGAACGATGATGCCCAGCGCTGCCAATGCGGCAGTGCCTGCGGCGTCGTTGTCGGTCAGAAGCGCGCCCTTGACTTCAGCGTCGCGCACAACACCAACGCCTGTAGCGTCTGCAGTGGATGCGTCGACCGCTTCGTACAGGATGGCGGCAGCGGTTTCAGAGCCATCAGCCGGATCAACGGCCGGATCGTAAACGGTGTACTTGCCGCTTGAGGTGATCTTGCCCAGCACCTGGCCTGCCGGGAATGCGCCGCCAGTCAGGGTGATGGGTTCGCGGGAACGGGTGCCGTTGGCTTCTGACAGCAGAAATTCACCGGCACGGGTGGCTTCGGTAGTTGCCATGATGTTTAACCTCTCTGGTTATTGAGTTGTGCGTAAGCCTTCCGAGCGTCAGGCTGTTTTGCGGTTGTGCCCGTACCGGGCGGGGTGTGATTGTCGAGATCCTGATCAACCAGGGCTTTTGCCTCAGCCACAGCGACCCCGATCATCTGAATCGGACTGTCCAGGTGCGCCATCAGTGCGCCAGCATCGATGCCGGAGGCCTTGGCTACGTCCTTGATTTCGGCGGCCAGCTTGAGGCGCTGCTCAACGGCAGCCATCGGCAGCTTGGCCTGAGCCATGGGAACGGCGAGCGCTTCAAAGCCGGCTTCGGCGCAGCGGGCAATGATGTCGTCGGCAGATGCGGCGACGGGGTTCTTGAAGGCTTCGAGTTCGGCCAGTGCTTGTTCATGTGATGCTTGAAGTGTGTCGAGTTCAGCCTTGTAGCTATTGGCTTGTGCCTGAGCAGTTTCAGCCATCTGCTCGGCAGCGCGAATGTTGCCCTGCATCTGCAGCTGCTGCTTGAACTGCTTCGGATCGGCGCAGGCGACTGCTCGCAGGCTGTCGTGCTTGGCGGTAGCCATGCCCCAGCCAATTGCATCGTCAGCGGTCATGTAGGTGTCGCCACGGTCGAGCAGCTGCTTGATCTCGTCTGCATCTTTACCTGTGCCGGCCACGTAAGCCTCGATGATGGCGGCTTCGACCGTGCCCATGGCCTCGGCCATCTCTTCCATTTCGGCCTTGGTGTAGAATCCAGCCATCCAGCCAGCCGGGTTGTGGACCATCAGCGTGGCGCCGATCCCCATGGTGCGGGTGTCGCCAGCCATCATGATCACGGTGGCGATACTGGCGGCCATGCCGGTCACGGTGATATTCACGGTGGCCTTGTGGTTGCGCAGATAGTTCATGATGCGGATGCCGCTGGCTACGTCACCGCCGGGGCTGTTCAGCTCCAGATCGATGGTGTCCAGTTCACCCAGCGCTTCGATGGCATCAATGAAATCTCTGGCTGGTTGTTCGCCGGTCCAGTCTTGAATCCAGTCCGGCGCCCAGTCGGAGCCGATTGCGCGGTCAATGATGACCTTGGCCGTCCGGTCTCCGGTGGCCTGTGCTTTAAACCATGGCATGGTTATACCTCTTCAGGTTGGAGACCTGCTTTCTGTTCCAGGTCGCGCTTGCGTTTGCGGGCGTCGACGTTCTTGCTCTGCACTTCGCTGGCTCGGTAGCCGCGTTTGGCAACGGCAGCATCCAGCGATTCGAGGTCGTTGTTGATCTCGTTAACAGTTGCTTGAACGTCTTGAGTCGGGTGAATGTGCGGCCAGCGGTGGGTTCGCCAGTCGCGTTTATTGTAATCGTCGTACCGGTCGGCATATCCGGCTGCGCTCACCAGTCGAGTGGCAACGCACTGGTCGGTGAACCAGAAGGCAACACGCTCACAGATCTGGTGGATGACCAGGTGGTCCTGAGCCATCTCGATCTCGCGCCGGTATTCCTGAATCATGGCGCGGTAGATGCGGTCGTTGACGCCATCCCAGTCGCCGGTCATCAGCTGATACAACGACTTGGCGCCAGCGGCGATTGCCAGCAGCTGCTGCTTCTGGAAGTCCTTGTATCCGCTGCCGGTGTCGTCGCCATCGAACAGGGTCAGCTTCTCGCCGATCGCGCCGCTGATGATGGTGCCGGGCTGAGCGTTGATCTCGGGTACGTCAGAGTCATCGGCCAGCGGTTCGCCAGTGATCGGATCGAACTGCCAGTCGTTGTCGCTCTGGTACTCTTTCTGCAGGAAGCCGGTGAACGGGGCGCGTGTCTCTTTGCGCTTGAGCTCGCTGTCTTCGTAGGTGTCGTAGGTGTAGGCGCGCAGCAGGGCCGGCACGATATCCGGCTCCCCGCGTACCTGCCCCGGTCGCAGCGGCAGATAGTGATGGATCACCTGATCAGCCGGGACGCGAATCGCGTTGTTGATGCCCGTGCTCGTATTGTCTTGCGGGTGCTCTGGATACATCCAGATCGCAGCCAGCCGGCCCCGTGCGGTGTACTCCTTACCGGCAATGATCTTGTTGCCGTTCTGCAGTGTCTCGTTCATGTCGAGCGGGACGTGATCCGGCTCGATCACCTGCAGCTGAATCGGCACGGTCAGGCCCCAGGCAAACGGACGATACCGAACGCGAATGAACACCTCGCCTGCGGTGCGGCGGCAGCGTACTGCCTGCGCCAGCTGGCCGTAGAAATCCAGACTGCCATCGGCGCAGCTCTGGCCGGTCCACGGCAGCCACAACTGTTCCAGGCGCTCGTTGAATGCGGTGTCGGAGCTCTCGAACATCGGCACAATGCCGGTGCCGACTTCGTTGCTGACGTTGCGGTCAATCGCCTGCCGTATCCACGGGTTGTTGCGGTAGCTCTGGCGGCTGCGATTGCGCAGCGTGTTGAGCGATGGATTCAGCGCGCGGTTCGGGCCAGTGGCCGGCGCGGTCCAACCGGATGCGCGGCGGCTATGGGTCGCGCCTTCGTAGGCTTGGGCGCGGGTCTGCACCGGCAGACCGTTCTTGATGCGGACGCGGGGCTTACTCACTTCATACCCCCTTGCTTACGTTCATGCGGAATGCCCGACGCGGTCGGCGACCGGCAGCGGCTTCCAGGTATTTGTTGATGATCTGTTCCGCGCGCATCAGCTCATCGAGTGTCCGATAGGTAACCGCCTTGCCATCGGCAAAGGTGACGGACTTCTCCCCGGTGGCGATCGCTTCGCGGATGCTGATCAAGTCGTCTTGGGTGTAGGCCATGCGTCCGTCCGGTAAATTTCAGGCAATAAAAAACCCGCTCTGGGCGGGCTTGGTTGTTTTTGGCGTGCGCCGCATTCTGCGGAGCTATAGCATGTCCTTTAAATTGCTCGTTAAAGAGTAACTTTGGACATTTCAGCGCCTTTTAGTTTTATCGGCTTACCTAACTCAATCTCAACGCTGCTTGAAAGACATCTACCTTTAGGATCAAACCAAACAGGCAAAGTGTCCATATCTACAGCCCAATTGAACGTGCCGATCTTATCTATGCCGCAGCACAGGGCATGACCATCAACAATCGCCATAACTTGCAGCTTTACTTCGATAATACGGCCATTCTGGTTTGGAGATTGCATTTTATAATATCCATTCCTGACCTGCCCAACGCTATACTTTCGCGCAGCCATAACCGCCACCGTCTAGTTGCCACCGATAAAAAAGGCGCGGCAGGCTGTCGGTGTTCAGCTTTTCGGGAGCTACCCTATCCGCTGATCCAGTATAACAGAATCACCCAATCCGCCCCCGTGTTCTGCGCCGCTTGCGTTCTGCAGGCGGTGTCGCGGTGGATTTGCGGGTGGCTGATCGGACGCCGTCAGCCTGGATCTCAGTGTTGTTGTCCCAGTCACGGGCCCAAGGCGGCGGCGCCAGCCAGTTGATCTTGTCGTAGCCCTTTTTCGTGGCAGCAGCATCGGCGTAGCACATCAAGTCGAACGCCTCGTTGTTGCCTTTGCCTGGCTTGATCCACTTGCCGTCTGGGCTGCGCTGTTCGTATGTCAGCTCCTCAAAAAACCATTCGCCCAACCAGTCGGGCCAATGGCAGTAGTTCGGCCCCGGTTCAGGGCGCTCCATTGCGTTACTGATCGTGTCCTTGATCAGGTTTGTGTTCAGCAGATAGAGCGGGATATCGCCTCGGCTCGATGCGTGACGATCCTTTCGGCCTGAGCTGTCGGGGAAGGTTTCACGCATTCGAGGGGCGTTCTTCGTGCTGCCACCCTTCACCAGCATGACCTTGTGATGCAGGCCTTGGCGGCGCAATTCACGGTAGAACTGGTATGCGTTTTCGGTGACGCCATCTTCGCCACCTGAGTCCAGCGACGTCAGTAGAACCGGCATCTCCCGACCAGAGCTATCCCCCAAAGGATACTTGCGGTTGATCACATGAGTGATCAGCAGCTTCCAGTCTTCCGGGTGACCAGAAGGATCGATCCGGCGCAGCTCGCCGTTTTCATCCTTGCGCTCGGACTTGCGCAGACTGAAGCGGTCGATCAGCCAGCGTTCGCCGTGTTCACCGTAGCCAACGACCTGCACCACAAACCGTCGCTTCTTGCCGCCCTGTACGTCCACCGATCCGAACAGTGCGCGGACGCCTTCCGGCACCACGCGTTCGCCCAGCTTCTCGGTGCGCTCCTGCAGCGCTTCATGGCTGCGAGCATTCTCGGCTTTGCGGTACTGGTAGGGCCGGCCCCAATCGGTGTTGATCGTGGTCTTGAGCTTTTCCTGGCTGCCGGTCTGTTCGTAGACCTCTTCGGCCTGCAGCAGCTTGTCGGCCAATGAGTCCCAAGTCTGGAATGTGGCTGCAGGTCCTTCCATCCAGAAGCTGGCAATGCGCGTCTTTCGCGGCTCGCCCTCGATCTGGCCATCAGGTCCGAAAGTGCAACCTTCCGGCAGGAACTCGCCTTTGGCATTCAGCTCCCGCTTCTGGTGCGGGTCTTCAATTATCGTGCCGCAGTGCGGGCAACATGGTCGCCGGTGCTCGATGCTGAAGTGCTCAAGGATCGGCTGGAACCAGTCGCTGCAGCTCGGGCACTGCCAGTACCAGCGTTCACGGGTGCCCAGGTTGTAGAGCGCCAGCGCACCTTTAGTCGGCGGTGCCATGTGCGGGTAGCGCGGGTCGGGCTTCCAGTCCAGATCGGTGATATCCCAGCCCGGTGAAGTCTCGACCAGCGTCATGCCGCTGCTCATGAAGGTCTGGGTTCGCTTGGTCGCCAGACTGAACGGGTCGCCCTCACCACTCAGGTTTTCAGGCAGGCGGTCGTAATCTGTCAGCGCTACAAAGCGGTAGTCAGACGATGACAGCACGTTCACCGTGGGCCACTTGATGCCCAGGTAATTGCCGGCGCGGAACGTCTTGTCATGGACGTTGTTGTCATGGCCGTGCGCCGACATTAGCGCAGCCAGCTCGGGGCTGTTACGCAGCATGCGGTCGATGCGCTTCTTGCTGAACTCGCGCGCCTTCTCCTCGGAGATCTGCACGATCAGCATGTCGCCAGGATCGGAGCTGATCACGTACGAAACCCAGCCATCGATCAGGCCGTTGGTCTTACCGGTTCGGGCAGGGCCGACGAAAACGACCGCGTCATACTTGCGGCTGGCCAGGCAGTCCATCGCTTTGATGATATAGGGCGTCAGCTCGGGGCTGTACTTGCTGACCTTGCCACCACCGTCCACCACCATCATCTTTTCGGCGGCTGCAGTGCTCACGCGCACTCGGCGCGGCGGTTTGATCAGGTTGGCAACATCAAGGCGGATCTGGCGAGCGCTTGCGGTTGGGCTACTCGTCAGACTCGTCATCAATGATCCTCTCGTACAGCTGCTGTCTCATGCTGTCGATAATGTCTTGCACCCGTGCAACGGAGTCGGCATCGATGCCGCAGTCGCGCTCCAGAATATCGGGCAGGCTTTCAAGCGTGGTGGTGACCGCCTTGGCGATCGTGCTCATCTCGCGGTGAGCCTCTTCCACTCGGACCAACTGGCGCAGCTCCTGCTCCAGCTTTACCCGTTCGTTCTCGGACTGGTACCAGGCTTTGCGTTCGGTAGGCGGCAGCGTGTCGGGGTCAAGATCGCCACCCAGCACCATGTCTGCAAAAATGGCCGGCCCAGCATCTTTCAGGCTGTAAACGTTGGCCCCGTTACGGACACCGCTCGGAACCACGCTGGCCGCATTCAGTCGCTTGCGTACCGTCTCCCGGTGCAGGCCGAATGCCTCAGCCAGGCGCGTGATGTTCCAGGAATAGGCATCTTCAATCCTGTTGATCTCGGCCATCTCATTGTTTCCACTGAATCGCCACCTTCGCCAGTAACGATTTCAGCAACCATGCTGGGTTGAGCAAGGTGGTGGTGGCGGCCCTAGAGGCCCGAAAATTTGCCGAAAACCGCGTGGTTGCGCCTGCCCCGCGGTGTTTAGGGGGTGCCAGGGGCCCCGTCGATTGCGTCCTCAGCCTCATCAGACCACCGCCTGACGCTTTCCCGGTCGGCATTGCACTGCTGGATGATCAGTTCGCACTGCGCCATGTAGTCGCCGTACGTGCCGCTCAGGGTGGGTGGTGTGAATGTATCAGTCCACGTTTGCGGTACCGGCTCCCTCAGATAACGGGGGGCTGGTTCGGTATTGGCGCACCCGCTCAGCAGTATCAAGACCAATGCGAGTATCAACACAGGGGTCTGTATCAGCGAGATCACGCAGCTGATCAGCCAGCTGGCCAGCCCTGCGAGTTGCATCAGCACGTTGACGGGCTGTTTCTGCCAGCATGCGGTCAGTCTGCTCATAGCGTGCGCGCTCTTCTTTGATTGTCTGGTTCAGGTGAATGATCGCCTTCTCGGACTGGCGGGCTTCGGCTTTCAGCTCACCAATGGTCATCAGTGACCAGATCAGACCAGATACCAACCCCACAGCAGCGAGCAGGATCAACAGACGGGCCTGCATCACTTTTCCCTGTTGCGCTTGCGCTGGTAGTACCAGTTCACGCCAAAGGTCAGCATGGCCATGATCGCACCAACAGCCCCTGCATTGTTGTTGAGCCACTGCAGAGCATCACCAACCATCAGTCCGCCCGATACGGTGTACGTAAGGCCTACAGCCACCCGTTGCGCAATGTCGGTATGCTGATCGAGGTTCACGCGCCGTTCCTTACTTTGATGTATGTGCATTGCTCAGACCTGATAAACACAACTCGCGCTCTGCTGCGCGTCGCTTCACCAGTCCTGGTAATTTGATTCCTTTGGCATAGACCCAGCGGGACAGCTCATTACATGCACCCACTCGATCCCCTGTATTCAGCCTGCGCAGTAGCGTACTTTGCTCGAAAGCGCCGATACCCACGTTGTATGCAAAGCTGGTGTACGCAGCCTGCTCCGGATGCGACAGGGGCACCTTGGCGCGATTGCTCACCTGCAAGCCAAAGTCCACCACTTCATCAGTCAGCAAAGCTTCGCACTCAGAAACGGTCTTCTGATCACCGATCTGGACGCCAGCGGTGTGGCCAAAGCAAATAGTCGGGATGCCAACCGGATCGATGTAAGCAGTCGTGCGCAGGCCCTCAAAGCCCGCCACTGCTGTCAATGCGATGGCAAGCCATGTTTTCTTCTGCATGGTGTGGATGATCTTGGCGTGGATTAGAAATGAAAAAGCCCCGCGATTGCGAGGCTCTGAATTCGTTTGCGGTCACTGCAACCAGCATGACTAAAACTCTAGTGCGGCATGCTCATAAATGCAAGCAAGAAATGACATAAAAGTACATTAAACGGAGTGGAATGGGACTTTTCTTTATTTAAAAACCTACTTTCTCAACCGTAGCCAGCTTCTGCGCGTAACTCGCAGCCTCAAGCTTTTCTGCCAAACTCTTGGCTGCAGCCGATCCAGCCAGGCAAGCATCACAGTCCTGAATTTCTGCCTCAAGGTATCGGATCAGCAGCGGCTCAACATAGCTACCCATCATCGCTTGCTTTAGCACGAACTCTTCATCTTCTGTGAGCGCCAGCGACTCCTGCTTGATCATCGCTTCGTACCGATCCCAGACTTGGTTAAGTCGGCCGGTAACGCCAAGCGCATCGCGGTGCTCCTCCAGGTCTGCGCGCAGCCCTGGGCATGGCGTAAATGATGGGTTGCGTGGTAACTTTTTATCTTCGCTCATATAACCTCCTAAAAGGCCCGGCGAATGGCCGGGCTCTTGTGTTTATTATTCGTCCATCTCTTCGCGCAGATTGTCGCGGAACTCGATCAGCACATCTTCGATATGTTCAGCGCATGAAGAGCCGTTACTGTTCGCCTCGGATTCGTACTCATCAACCATTCCGGCGATTTCTTCATCGGTGGTCTCTGCGGTGATCTCTTCCTTGGCGGTTTCATACGACCAGTCAGCAACCGCTTCTTTACACATCGGCTCATACTTTCCGGGTTTGAAAACCTCGACCACATCGTCATCCATGGACTCAAACTCATCCCAGTTGGCATCACGATCACGCACATCACCAAACTGTTCAGCAATAGCAGCGCGGGCTGCCTCGATGGTTTCGTATTCGCCATGCGCATACACAGCCCAGTCATTGGTAGTTCCGCACCAGCCATCTGTGCGCTCTTCGTTACTGGAGTTTGTTACAGCTGGAGTGGTGCTGATCACGATAGTGTCGACATCAGCGTACTGATCCTGATCCTGGTTCGGGCCGGTGTATTTGTTTTCGATTACGTAGAACATGATGTTTCTCCTTTGCCTCACCCGCTTAATGCGCTTCGGCTCTCTGAGTTAGGGTGTGTGGCCAGTCATCCCTGACCACGATTTAATTGTATGACAAGTGTCGTACTGCGTCAAACACTTATTGATCTTTTTTTTGACCTACAAAATGCGCCAGCTGGAGCAACCCCGGATGATGCTGGCGCCAGTAGCTCATCTGCTCCTCGACCCGCCGCCATACCGACAGCCCCGCAGACATAATCGCCGCTTGGTTGTACTGACCGGTCAACAGGCTGTCTTTACTGAAACCTGCGTTGTACGCCTCTTCGAACTGCGCCAGCATCTGCGCAAACTGAGCCCGATCAACATGGATGCGCTCCTCATCAGCCTGCACCACGTATTGATCACGACTGTTGTTCGCCATGCCGCGGAATATCACGTGCTTTTTACCGTTTACGGCCATTGCCATCAGGAATGGCGGTTCAGGCGGTTCCAGTAGCAGATCGCGCCATTGCTTTCGGTCGGGCTGGTGATACTCTGTCGGTGACACCACATGACTGAAATACAGCCAGTTCAACGCCCGAGGCTTCTTGCCCTCTTTGACCGGGAATGTCAGCGGCTTACCCTCGCGCTCAGCATACTGCCCATAGGCCGCACTGCTCGACATCGCCACACAAGCACCACAGGCTGTCAGTGACCAAGGCGCTTTCGCCTGGTTAAAGTCAGTAAAGGTGGGCGGTATCCCGTCTTTCAGCGGCCACCCCTTGCCGTGCGTCGGCCCGCCGCACAACCAGCAATCCTGATCCGGCCCGAACCGCTCCTTTTTCTTCGACTTGGGTTCCGGCGGCAGCCAGTCATCCATCCCAAGACACTCATGCCAAAACCACTGCGTAATACTCACCGCCACTGCGCCACCTCCGGGTACATTTGTTCCAGTTGTCGATAGGCTGCAGGATCATCCTGCCGCAGCTGCTCCAGCGCCTGCTCCCTTATCGAGAATGCAGCTCTTGGTACTCTGGATGCAGTTCGCGTCTCAAATCCATGATCTTTATAGGCTTTAAGCGTGGGCAGGTCGTGTTCAACGACATACGCAGCCACATCTTCCGTTTTCCAGTCGGCGATCGGACAAATGCGGACCGTGTCACTTTGCTTTATGTAGGCGATAGCGCCCTGGCTGTTCAGGATCACACGCCGCGCACGACTCTCTTCTTTTCGCATGCCCGAGAAATACCCATCTGCCGGCTCAACGGCCTGCAGCTGCAGCCAGCGGTCGGCCACCTTCTCATCCAGCGTCTTGCGACTCAGGTTAAGCACTCGAATATCAGCGCCCAGTGCGCGCCATTCACCCATCACGCGCTCATAGTCACCCAGCAGCTCCGTCTCCGGCCAGCTGATAAACCGTGCCTGCACATCCGGCACCGACTGCCGCACCATATGCAGCACCACGGCCGAATCCTTGCCGAATGAACAGGCGACATAGGGGCTATCGCATCGCTCCAGCCCCTCCTCGATAATTGCCATGGCCTGTGCCAGCCGCCGGCGGTAAACCGGCAGCTTTGCGTACAGGCGGGCACGCTCTGACTGAGCCTTATCCATGCGCCACCATCACGCACAGCGTCTTGTTATCAGGATGGCGAACAGGTGGGCGGATACCGTGGATCATCTCCTGTCCCTCCAGCTGATGAGCCTGCGCGAACTCGACCGGCAAGCCCCTACGGAATCGCGCCAGCGTTTCACACTCTGCCGGTTCTACTGTCCACTTACGTACGCGGCCATATCCAGCGCCAACACGCGCCCCGACGTGCGTCACCCGCGCCAGCAGCCGCTCGATTTCAGCCTGATCGCCAATGCAGTACCAGGTAACAGCAGGCGTCACATGCTGGCGCAGTTTCAATCGAGCGTTTTTGTAGGGCCCTGCCGCCACCAGCACCTTGCCGCTCTTACCGGGCGTGCCCCAGTACTTTTCAGCCTGACGCGCATCAAAGCGACGGTGCGTGTGCCGCGTGATCTCCGCCACACTGGTGTATTCAGGGAATGAACACTGATACCACCATTGGTCACCATGCTGCTCAACACCGAGCGGCAAGCCGGTGACCGGCTCCTGCAGGTCCATTCGGTGCGATCGAATCGCGAACTCCTCATCGCCCAGTTTCTCGCGCATAAACTGATACGCCAGGATTCCATCAATGGCAGGGCTCCATGGGTCCGAGCTGGCAAAGCCAGTCATCAGCTCTGCCGTAATCTTCAATGCTTGCATGCGCCTCTCCTGATTTTCGAGCGCTTGATTCGACAGGCCATTGCCGAACGACCAGGGACAGGTTCACCACGTACAAGCTTATTCAACTCCTCAGGTGTCCAAAACTTGTGCTCCTGTGGTTTCCATAGCCCGTCCGCTACATAATCGCTGACATCCTGCCATGAGAACCGCCAGCCATTCCGGCCGCGCGTACCCGACAACTGCCCACATCCTGCCTGCTGGCGCAGCGTAGATTCATCGCGCCCCAACATGCCGGCCAGGTCCTTAGTGGTCATAATCCTGCGCGTATACCACGGCGGCAGACCGCCGGGGTGGCGGGCAAACACTTGCCCAGCACCCACGAACGACAACTCGCCAGAGAAATAGTCAATGGCCGAATCCACTCATCACCTCCGGCAGCACCATCAATCCACATCCCCAGGCGCCACGACCGCCAACGCCCTGCAAAAGCTTGTCAGCAAATAGCGAGCGATCCGTCACCTTCAAAGTGCCGCGATAGATCACATCATCAATAACGATCTGGCGGCCATCTGCTTTGCGAAACCGACGCTGAGGACGGTCATACACCTGCACCAGCGTCAGATCAGCGCCAGCATCCTCAAAACGACGCCGCAGCCAATCTTTGCGTTCCTGGTTACCTTTATACGATTTGCGCGGAACCCGCTTCTTGGTACCGTCCTCCAGCGTGATCGAGCCTCCTCGTGCAGGGTTCGCCAGCAGATCGAACTGATACACGGTACCGGGCACCAGCCGGTCCTTAATCTCAACAGCGTGCTGAGTGGCTGGCTTCAGCCGGCTCAGCATCAGAATGGACTCACCCAGTACCCGGAACAGAAACGGTCGCTGGGCATCCGTGTTATCCAGATCCGGAAAGTACTGCCACAAGAACTGGTGATAGGCATACTGCGGCACATCCGGCTTCCTCAAAACAGAGATCCACATTGCTCAGCCCCCAGCAGTCCACGGATTTCGGTTTCAGACTTCGCCAGGAACTGGTCGTACTGCTCCTGCAGGTGCTTGTCGTAGGCCTCTTTCGCCTCAGCCGCCGGCTGTGACAACTTGGCAAGCCCGCCATCCACTTTGATGAAGTCGTGCGCTTCGCCGGTTTCCATATCCAGAATCGTGCTGGCGTACTTCACGCGGCCGTGGCCACGGTTGCACTGCCCGCCAATGTACGGGCTGGCCGCAAACGCATTCATGGCCGACACCAGCGCTCCCAGCTCGATCAGCGACACATCCAAGCAATCGATCTCGTGGTGCAGCACCACCCCCGGGATCAGCAGCTCGCTGGTCATACGCATCTGGGTGCTGGCTTCGCCTTCCTTCTTCTTGGCCTTGCCGCCCTCCAGCAGGGGCGCATCCACCGCACTGATCAACTGATCAGTCAGCTTGTCATTCTTGCTGTCATCCATGCGTGTGTAGCTCTTCTCCATCGTCAACTGGCGATAACTCACCGCCAGCGCTGATGCATGCAGATCATCCGGCAGCGCAGGCATCGCCTCGCGGCAGACGGGGTAACTGGAGCTCACGCGCAGCTTGCCTGGCATGATCTGGTTACCCACACCGCCACCGAACAGGCCGATCATCGGCACCACTCGACGCATCTGACGGGCCTGGTTGATATCCACCGACTGATCACCGCCGATACGACCACCGGAAAACAGCAGGTGGAACGCCTCCAGCGACACCGTGCAGCCCAGCTTGTCCAGCATGTACTGCGCCGCCAGATCGCGCAGCTGGCCGCGCCATGCATTGCCGTTGTAGCAGAACACCGGCTCGATCTCGCCAGACGGCTGCAGAATGGGCTCCTCGACAAGATAGGTCGTGGTGCTGATGGTTTCCCCGATATGGGACAGCGGGGACTGGGTAGTAAACTGCCCGAAAATACGAAAATGCTTCAGACCCTTCATTACAGGGATTCCTCTTCAATGATGAGAGATGACTCAATCGGCTTTTCACGCTCCAGGCGCTCACGCACCAGCAGCACCACCCACTGAGTTTCCTTGTACAGCTTGTTGATCACACTCATGTGGTCCACACCGTTCAGCACCTGCGTCATAAACTCCCGGCTGTCATCCGCCTTGAACTCCATGAACTCGGTACCGCCTGCTGAATTCTCACGCGCCAGCAGCCCTCCTTTAATGCCGACCTCCATCCATTTCGGGTTAATTGACGGGCACTGCATGCGCGGCATCATGCTATCCATGAACCGCGGCAGGTTGATCGCCCGCTTGGCCGAAGCCTTGGTGAAACGCTCGATCTGGCCCCACATCTCCGGGCTGACCTTAAACCGGCGCTTATCTCGACTGCGGTAGATGGCATACACCACCAGAGCCGCAACCGCCGTTTCATGCTCATCTGTATCAAAGTTGAAAATCATGCACTTACACCTCTCAGCCCTTCCGCTTCCAACACCATCTGTCGAATCCGATCAATTGTCTCGATCTCCTGCGCCATCGCCTCCCGTGCCCGCATCAGGCGCTGCACATACTGGCGATCGCTCAAGCCAAGCCTGGCGCTGACCACGCTGGCGGTATCCCGCGCCCAATACCGCTCAGCCAGCAGCACCATGGCATACTCATTCTTCACCACCCCTTTCACCAGCCGCACACCCAGCCCCGAGCAGCTGGCGCATCGAGCGGCATCACCCTTGCCACAGTCCTGACACCGGACAGGCTTGCCCAGCAAGTATTCGATCTTGACCAGCTGCGCGTGCTGCTGACGGGTCATACCCAACGCACCGATCATGAAGGCATTCGACCGATCAAAGCCGGACGGGGGCGGCAAGTCGCCCTTATAGTCGGCAAGGCGCTGCAGATCATTCTCCGAATGCCAGCCTGCTTCGTGCCGCTCCAGGTGGTTTAGGTACACCGCCAGCAGGTTGTCGATCCGTTTTCGCATTTCCTTGTCGATCGCCATCAGTCCGTCCTTCTCTCAGTCGATCTTGCTGCCAATACTGCCCTTGTCGCTCAGCCTCAAACTCTCACGCAGTGCGCGGTTCTCACGCGCCAGCATCACGCACTTACTGGCCAGAGCGTCATTCAGGTCTGCAAAGTAGTCCTGATCGGTGCTCACCAGCCCCAGGCCGCCACACTCACCACACACGTATTCAGACACCGCGCCACTGATCACCCCGGTGCCAAAACAGGTATTGCAACGCTCGCCGGTCGGCATCTCGATATTCAGCGGACGGCTTTTCAGTTTCGGTTTACGCACGGGCTCTCCTCAATCCATACAGCGCCAGCATAGCGGCATCGCGCTTGTCCTCATTGCTCTTGCCTGTCCAGCCGGTTACCTGGTTGAACAGGTCGGCATCATCTTTGACGCCCTTGTAACCGCCGGTGGTCTTGAAGTAGAACAGCCGCTGCCGGCCACTCGCATCAATGTACCGATCAGCGCCGGTCAACGGCTTAACCATCACATAGTCAGCCCCGACCCGATCCAGATACTTGCGCACCACCCGAGCGATCGCCTTCACCTGCCCCACGTTCTGGCTGATCTTCGAGATCTGCGCCTGGCGGTTGCCGGCCTTCAACTGTCGAGGAAATGTCGGTTTCATCGATTCCACATCCTCAAGCACAAACCGCGCCCCCAGAGCATGCTGCTTATCGATGAGCAGGCACAGGTCGAACAGGTCCATAGAATGCAGATCAACCAGCCGACCATCAGACGCCACACCCACGCCGCTCTTCTCAAGGTCGGGATCGATCCCGATCACCAGTCCGGTCATTGAGCCGCCCTCTTCCATTCTTCACGCATGGCCTTCTCGACTTCGCGGCGACTCATGGGCGACAGGCGTTTCGTCTCCCAGGCAAACGCTTGCTTCCGGCTGTGCGGCGTATCCAGCGTGCGCAGGTACTTCACCAGCGCCACCACATCAATCCCGTTGACCACTTGTTCAGCCGCACTCACTCAGGCACCCCCTGATTCTTGCCGATACCTCTGTTTCAGCCAGAGCGCAGTCATCATTCCACTGTGCCGCGGCTTCCAGTGTTTCGGGCGCAACGCCCAGCTTCAGCGCCAGCGCAACCAGTTGGTGAGTGGTCGAGGCATTGCCCCGCTCGATGATCGCGTTCACCAGCACCAGCCGGTCGGCCTCGGTGATCAGGCCATCAGTGATTGCTGTCAATGTGGATCTCCTTCTGGATTTGAGCCTGCAGCTGGCGCATGCGGTCAGCAGCGCATTGCGGACGGCCGTTTTCGATCTGCATGCAAAATTCACTCAGAGCGCCAGCAAACATCGCGGCCATATCGTGGATCTGCTGCTTCTGCAGGCTCAACGCCTGGTGTGCCTTGCGCAGCGTCTGCTGCTGGTCAGTGATAATGCGGTCCTGTTCTCGGCTCATGCTGGTCACCAGTCCGTGTCGTTGATATCCATGATCGCTGCGGTCACCGCCGCACGTTTCTGCTGGCGCGATGCCGGCTGGCCGGGCGCGTTGCCTGTAGGCCGATCGATCCACCATTGCAGCCGACAAATCAACTTGTGCTCCCACTGGGCCTGAGTCTCAAGGTTTTGTTGGGACTCCCAGTAGCTGCGGAATTCGCCTAGGATTTTCTCCTGCTGAACAGGTTCAATGCGCTGGATATTCACGCGAGCAGTCCTGCAACGCTCAAAAAACTTATCGGACGGCAACCATTCGAAGTGCATGGCAAAGCGGTTGCTGGCGCCAGCCGGTGCGCCAGTGGCCGTGGTAGCAGGTAGTGTCTCGGTGACCCCAGGACTGAACAGGTTGGACAGGAATGGATCCTCAGCCTCGGTTGCCGGGATGGTACCGACATGCGTGTCGGTCGCATCGGTGTGTTCCTGATCAACGCAATCGACCGCCTGCGTGCTGCTGGACGCGCCAGCGTCATCAACAGGTTCAATGACTGGTTCCAATGACCGGTTCTGCACCCCGTTTTCGGGTACATTCAAAGTACCGTTTTCGGGCACATTCAAAGTACCGTTTTCGGGTACATTCCCGTTTTCGGTAACATTCCCTTTTTTGGGTACGTTCCCGTTTTTGGGTTTGTTCTGCTTTGAAGGCGGCTGAGTGTTCAGCATCAGACGAAAAACACGTACTCGACGGGTAGGCCCGCGACGCTCACCGGTATCTTTGATCAGCCCCATCTTGGCCAGCTCATTGATGCCGGCCTGAACGGTTTTCTTATTGAGGGACGTATCCTTCACCAGGCGATCGATACTCGGGAAGCAGCAATGCTCCTCGTCCGCACGATCAGCCATAGACAGCAGGATCAACTTGAGGGGGGCCTTGCCGGGATTCATATCCCACGCCCAGTCCGTGGCGGCTCTGCTCACAGCATCACCTCCGCTGCATGACCGATATTGCCATTCCAGGTTGCCTTCATCGGCAGCTGCTCCTTCGTATACATCTGAAACAAGCGGACAGCGCCAGCACGCAACAGAACTGGGTAGTGGCGCTCACGCTCCTCGCCGCTTGATGGGTGGATCCAGATAGCGGTGCGCTCAGCCAGGTACTTGTCACGCACACGACTATTCACGCGCCAGCCACTGAAACCATCACGACGCAGCCAGCCCTTATCAGCCAAGTGCTTCTGCACCTCCTGGCAATTCACGCCGTTCAGGGTCTTGGCGAAATCAACGATCTTCATGCCGTCCACGAAATGCGCCTGCAGATGCTCCAGATCCTGACGGAATTGCTGATTCTCAATGGCCAGCTTCTGCGACTGCTCAACGGCATCAGCCCAGGCACGGGCTGCAGCTGCAGGATTGTTGAAGTCGGGCAACTGGTAAGGATTGCTTACCTGTTGCTCAAGCTCCTGCCAGCGATCCACCAGACGGGCCGTGAACTCAGGGGAAAGCTGCGCAACGATTACATAGCTGTCGCGCTTGCCGACTGAGTAGACGCTAACCCGCTGGCCCAAGTGATTTCGAACTTCCGCCATTGGCGGGAGTTGAATAACGCCTCGATTCGCCAATCGCTCGATGGAGCGCTTAACGTCGTCATGACGGGATTCCACCAGATCAGCGATCTCAGCACTGGTCATGGTGACCGATTCGGTATTGCCTGTTACAATGACTTGGTTCATTA